GAGAGCATCGGAAAAGAAATCGACCCAATCTTCCGCGGATACTGGATTACGACGTCTAATAAGTGAAAAAAATCGCTCCTTAACTTCTTGTAAAAGTTCTGGGTCCTGGCCTCCTTTCGCCGCTTCTAAATTCGTAACGGATTCTACACCACTTAGAGATGTGACCGGATTGACTATGGAACCTGCCGGGACATTGTTATTGGATCCGCGTAATATCGAAACAGCGTTGACACGCCCGGTAATTTCACCCGGGGGGATCGTAAGGGTTTGGGATGTTACGAATGAAACGGAAATACCACCTGTGAGATTTGAGTCCGTAGAAACTTCAAACCCAGGGAATATAGTAAAACTTTGATCACGCGGGGTAATCGTAAACTCGAGTTGAACTGTCGATCCGGATCCCGTTCGACGTTGCGCGCCGAGAAACGGCCCGATCCATTCAACTAGAACGGATTCCGGAAATGAATTAGCGAAAGCTAATAATTCTACTTGCGCGAGCGCCTGACCCTCAAGCAGAGCCATAATTGGCGATCCGCTGGAGAAGTCGTTGATTGTCGCCCCGGACGCTTCATAAACTCTTTGCGCTGCGGCTGCTACGAGTTCGGACTCATTCCGCGGGTCAAGATCAATCGGCGGTAGAGGAGCGTACTGAGGCATTAGAAGAATCCTTCGTCTACAACCGGAAAGTTAGCGATTCGCTCGTTTAAGACGGATTTCGTAATCACGTCGGTCGAATTAAGTTGGGCGTACTTGATCAGAAAACTCTGTCCTTGCCCGCCTTGGTTAAATTTAGCGTTTGTGTTCCAAAATTGCGGAGCATTCGCCGGAGTTGTATTGGTCTGATCGCCAAATTGAATCAGACCCATAAAACTTTTGTTGCCGGTTACAGGCACGGCGCCATAGCTCTGGTCGGTCTGCATTGTAACATAGACCGAGTCTAAACCGTTATCTCCACCTCGTTGAATATCGTTCCGATTGATCGGATCAAAATGCCAGTCCGTATCAGCACCGTCAAAGCTAAGTTGTCGGGCTCCGTTAAGCCATGCCGACGTAACGATTACTCCCGGACCGAACAGTGTTTTCGACATGCCTTTGGCACAAGACTTCTCAATCTATTTTACCCCGGGCAATAAAAAAGCCTCCGCTAGGGAGGCCAATTTCGGTGGATTTAAGATCAAGCGTAAGTCCAAGAATTAACTGTAAAGACAAGCTCGATAGTTCCGACGTCACCGCTTTCACGATCCATCTCGGCGACAGTCAACTGCTGGAGTTGACAACCGTTAAGAACGTACGGTGTACTATTACTATTATCGCCGTTACAGGTCGTCGGTTGAATAGTAATAGTGATAAATTCGCAATTGTAAACTGCCCAGATCTCCTCAATCGCGTGGGCGAGTGCGGGATCATAGGGCGCAGTGAGAGTTACATCGTCAATGGCGCGAGGACCGACAACTTTATAGATGCGATTACCCGTACCATTAGCGTATTGACCACTTTCAGCTGTGTCTACAATTCCTGAAAACTGCGTCCAAATCGTTTCCATTCCGGAGATGGTAACGATAAACGCTGACTTAGGGATTGGGGTGATGACTGGCATTTGATGTCCTCCTTATAGAAAAAATTAAGAAGGATCAAGCGAACACATCGTTGATGTAGAAGCCAGAACCGTACTTGCTAGTCGCACCCAAACCCGTGATATTCACCGCGCGCTCCACCGTAATCTCAGCACGAACCACACGCCGCTCGCGAATGTAGTACTCAGGACGAACTGCGGGAGTGCCAGTCAGCTGGTAGGTGTAAGCGAAAGCGGGCGTTGCGGCATTAGCGCCACCAGCTGGCATCACGGAGTCGGAAGCGCTCAGCGGGCTGTAGAACAGCAACACGGCGTCCTCAGGGAACACGGGCACCAGGGTGTTGTCATCGGAGAGCTTACGACCCTCGGCGACGCGAATACCGCGCTCAAGACCGAAGTAACGAGCCAGCACATCAACGTCGATCGAGTCGGCGGTGGTGAACTGGATGCGCTCCAGGATCGCAGGGTTGGTGAGCAGACTGTCAAACACAGCGGTGCCCATCACCATCGAGTTAGGACGAATACCGATCTGGTTGGAAACAGCTCGCTTCCAGTTCAAGACGTCAACAATCGGGTTGTTAGTAGCGGTGCCCCAAGGATTACCGCCAGTAGCGATGCCGATCGTTGCAGCGTTACCGCTATAAGCGCTCCAGTTGGAATAACCGAGAGCGAGAGTTCCGCCGGCGGAAATTACGCCTGGCTCGTAGTTAGCCGTGGTAGAAACGGCCTCCGAGACGGTCACCTCGTAGCTATTCATCAGGCGGGACATCGCGTTGCGAGTCTCGATAGCACGCAGGTCGACCTGAGCAGGACCCTCACCGGCGTTTTCAATAACTTCCTCGGCGAGTTCCCAAGCGATCACTTCCTGGGTCAGAGCGTAAGCGTCGGTATCGAAGCGGCTCTGAACGGCGGGGATGTTGGCGCCGTACGCGCGGCGATAGTCCTGGATAGCGAAAGCTTCCTTGCCGAAGCGCAGGATTTTACCGGCGCGGGTGGGAGTATCCACCACGGGAGCAATGAAGTTTGCGATGCTGGTCTCCAAGTGTTATCGTAAGGGCTCTTTATCCCCTACTTCTTACGGTTTCCCGTAAGGTCAGACTATATCATCACTCATTTGAACTTTCCGGCCCCGGGAGACCAGGTTTCGTCTGGTCTTTTTCGAGACCGGACTCTTTCAACCAAACCATTATTGACTTTATGCCACCACTTTAGGCCCTTTAAGGACTCTGATGTTTTGGCTTTGCTTTCTTCGGAATGAGATTTCCCTGAAAAGCCCCCAGAAAGTTTAGACGCTTCAGCGCATTTAGCTTTAGCCTCTTCCGAGAGCTTACGTCCAAGCGCCTTTTGTCTTAACTTTTCTCTGGTTTCTTCTGAAACAATCTTCCCCGTGTGTGCCAAACCAATCTTAGCCCTGTGTGTCTCGGAAAAGTTCTTTCCGAGGTTAGTTTTAAGACCGTTTTGGCATTTACACCTGAGAAACTCATATTCTCTAGAGCTTTTAATAAGCCCCCGAGTATGAGACATCATCCACAAAGCCTGCTGTATCTTAGGCTCATTAGGAAAGATCTTGAGTAAGAGTTTATGCGCCAGCCAATGCTCTCTAGGAGTTAGCCAGACTAGGTTCTTCTCATCGTCTAAGCCGCCTAAGCACTTAGGGATAATGTGATGTTTTTCAGAAAAGAAAGTAGGTTTGGTTGGTCGTTCCGCTTTTCTACTCTCTATGAGAGAAAAATAGCGATGAGTGTCGGGCACTCGTGGGAAGGTTATTGTTGGGTCACTCACTTCCTAGTCGTTGAACCTTTCTATAGAATTATACCAAAGTTAGTCTCTGGTAGCCCCACTATAGATTTGGCTGCTGATTGGCATAGGCTTAAGCCCTTAGCGTTCCAGCAATTCACCCGATTTAGACTCCCCCAGACCAATTAAGGGAGCATAAAACCCTGAGCCAGAGTTGTCAGAATAGGATCGACACCACCGTAGGTGTCACGAAGCAAATGTGTTATCGTAAGAGAGTTTAGCTCTTACTTCTTACGGTTACGTTTCCCGTAAGCTCAGACTATATCATCATCCCGATCTTCTCTGCAGTTGATCGGGAGCCGGGCACTCTTGGGTGGAGTTATTGTTGGGACTCATCCACCTAGTCGTTGAACGTTCCACAGAACCTAAGCCCTCTGTGGCTTCGCTGCTGATTCCCATTTCAGGGTTCCAGCAATTCACCCGGTGTTCGACGTGGATTACTCCACGAAGGAACCTATCGATTCATCATTGACTTTAAGTCTCCTTCTGCAGAAGGGTTAAGGATTCCTGGACTTACACCAATTTCTTTGAAATTGGATGCCAGGGTTTGGCCTAGCTAAACTTAGCTAAAGCTCACGAGAGCGTACTGCTCGCCGCCGATGTCGATGACATCGCGAATGATCGGGCTAGTGCCGTTCACAGTCACAGCGGTAGAACCGACAGTAGCCGCGTCAGAGGCGCGACCGTCGGAGATCACTTCCAGTGCGGTGCCGATGTCGTTAGCGGCAAGAGTACCGTCACCTTCGACCAGCAGGAGGCCGGAGGTAGCGACGGACAGCATGCGCACCTCATCGGTGGCGAAGCCGGTTTCAGGCACGTTGTCATTCAGAGTGAACTGAGCAACGCCCACGGAAGCTCCGCCGCTGGACTGTTCGACAAGCAGAGGAGGATGGGAGCCGGGGCTGGATGTCAGTTTGACAACACGGAATTGGTTAACAGCGGTGCCTTGGGCGACTTGGAAGGTTTCAACGAACCTTAAATATTGACGGCCATAAACGGGTGCTGCCATGTTTTTCTCCTAAAAGTATGAGATTGATTTAATGCCTTGCGGCAATGTGGCGAGAGAGATTGTAAGTAGCCATCTCCTGACCGCGGCGCGGACATGTTGACTTTGATTGTTCTCTCTTTCCTCCCCAAAGCGGGAGTTTGCCTTTAATAGAGTCAAGTCCTGGTCGGGTGTAAACTCTTCCTTCACGTCGCTTAAATGACTAAAATAAGACAAATATCTTGGAAGGAGGCGGTGAAGATAAATTCGTTAGTTTACTCTTTTCTGATTTACCCGCTATCGAAAATCTAATCGGCACCTGCAGCGATCGAGGCACCTGCAGCGAGTTCCTGGTACGGGAAGAGTACCTATAGGCTGCCATCCCGCTGCGTCATAGTCGAGACAGTCACGGCAACAACGTTTATCGCGTTTTGCTATCCGTCGCATCTCACTCGCGCCTAATTCTCGTCGGCGGGCCATCTCACCCGCATTGAACCAACGATAAGCCGGCGTAACAAGATATCTGTTTAACCTTGTTTGAATGCCCGACCAGGTCGCTGGAGTAGATTTGCCTGGTTCAGTATCGAGTTTTTCCTCCGGAATGAATCCGAGGATCTCTTCTTCGATCTCGTCAGAAGCGGCGAAATCTACCTTACCGTATTCAATTTTACCCTCGGATAGGGCTTTCTTTATATCTTCGAAGAATTTCCAAAGATATTGCATTTGCCCCATCGCTTCGGCGTAAGCCGCGTCAGAAAGCTCCGTACGCTTGCCACGACCAAGATGAGTAGCGGCGAGGGATGAGATGAGGGTGCCCTCCGCCGCCGCTCTTTGAAACTCCGCGAAAGTGATCTTGCTTAGCGCTAATTTACGGGAGAGGGCTTTCGCCCTCTCACTCATCTCTTCCTCGAGTTTTTCGAGAGTCTTTGTTGAGTCGGCCAGATTCTCGGCGCGCTCGATGTAGTCTCGCTTACGCCTAGCCGCCTGACCGATAAAGGCCAGAAGTTCCACTGGATCAGGCGGAGAAGAGAACTTGCTTCAGGGCTTCAGCGTACTCGATGCCTTCCTCTTTGGAGAGTTTCATGGCACGCTGGTGGGGATCAAGGTCCTCCTCACGGATAGCAACCTCACCGCCGGCTACTTCAGAGTAGCACACCTGGGCAGGCAGATTCTCCAGAATCTTCATCAGCGGAGTGGCTGCGGATTCGCCTTCGGCAAATTCGAGAGTACCATACTCGAGACCTTCGAGATACTCAACCAGATCACCCTGCGCTACCACAGCATCGGTGAGTTTGCCCGTCTCATAAAGTCCTTCGGCAAATTGCTCAAGGCGCATACGATTAGCTTGACGTTCGGCATATTCTGCCTGCTCACGAAGACGGGTATTCGCGGCTTCGAGCTCTTCAAGACGAGCCATCATCTGAGCGATTGGATCGGACTCGGAGTGATTGATTTCCATCACTCGAACTTTTCCGCCTTTGACTTGTCTACCGCCGCCTTTTTGTGAACCAAGGGTCATATGCTTATCAGGATAGCCCTTCATCTCGGCATGTTTACCAGTTTTCTTACGATCCTCTTCCTGACCAGACGATTGGCCTTTGTAAGAATCCTTGTAATTCTTAGCCATATCACCATCATCGGATCCTTTAGCGGTATCTTTGCCCATACCGTTAGGAAATCCTTTGATTTCAGGAGCGGTTCCTTTCATTCCACGATCGGTCTCGCCTTCCGCATCTGCTTTACCAAGTTCACCGCGCCCAGACTGATCATTGTAAGGATCTTGAGCCTTACGACCTTTCATGCCGTCTTTACCACGGGTGGGTACCGTCGTCTTATCGACGTACTTATTGTCGTCAGTCTCGACATGTTGCTCGTCATCATCCTCATCGGCTTCCTCGTATCCGAGGTTGATGCCTTTCGAGGTAGACTTTGTGCGAACAAGACCGCCGGGACCACCTTCAGTCTCCTTAGTACCAACGTCAGAAGCGTTCATGTGGTCAGTACCACGCTTCTTCTTGGAAGATTCAAAGGTAGGTTCCTCGAACTTCTTCTCGTCATCCTCACACTCGGGATCACAAGCGCCGGACTTGGCGTTTTTCTTCACTTTCGAGGCTACAGGACCCTCTCCGTCAGCGGTTTCAACTTCGGCGCCTTGCAGCGACCTAGCGGGAGCTTTTAGCCCCTTAATCTTTCCGTCATGCTCGGCGGTAGCTTCACTATGCTCTTCGGAGTCAGACTCCTCGTAGCTCATTTTACCTTTTGAGTCACAAGACTTGTAACTCATCTTCTTCTTCTCTCCCATGGCTTCCTCCTCGGAAATACCGCGGGATTCAGCCATCTTCTTAGCGGCTTGCTTTTTCAGGGGCTCGGGAAGCTTTTTATCAGCCATCTCAGCTGCCATCATTGAATCCTCGTCCTCCTCATCCTCATCCTCATCGCCTTCGCGGCCCATCTTGCCGCCGGACATCGGTTTTTTCTTAGATTTCATCATTGCCCCCATATGGGACATCTTGTTTTCACCGAATTGTTCCTCTTCGGTCGTTGCTTCTTCAACTTGTGGAGCCTCGAGCTGCTGCTCGGAACTCTTTTCTTCTTCAATCATCTGAGAACGTGCCTCATCGAGTTTTTCTTTAAGAATTTCAAGCGGACCGAGATCACGCTTTAGAGTGGGACCGAGCTCCTCATCGAATACTTGATCAGGAGTGAGAGTTACTGCGAAGTCGAGAACTCCGTCTGAACCTTCCTCGTAGGCGAAGCCTTTTAACCCTTTAACCGCAGGTGGTTGTGCTCCAAGTAGAGCGACGTGTCGGAGCGACCACTTGCCAGGCTCCGGATTAATTTTTGAGTCGGGAGAATAAAATGACGCGCTTACTTTTCTATAGAGACCGTTCTTTACATACTCTTCCGCGAGCGGAGAAAAGTCGATTTCGGCGAAGAGTTCGTTCCCTTTCACCTTCACGCCTTTCACCCAACCCCATGCTGGAACTTTATCATTGTCCTCGTGACCGATACGAATCGGCGCCTCGTGAACATCAGGTTGATAGGAATTCGCAATCTCTTTGAGGTCACTTACGGTAAACTCCCGCGTGATCCCTTGGGCCGAAGTTTGTTTTCCAGCCTTAAAGATGTGTACTTCTTTAATCATTTATTCGCAGGGGTGACCCCATAACATTTTACCCGACAAGTGAATTAAGTCGATGCCTCGAGTTCCGTGATTAACTTATTTAGTTCATCGTCCTCATCTTCTTCGACAGGCACCGCTTCGGAGGTTGGTGTAGACTCGAGATCGGAAAGTAACTGTTCTAACTCAGCATCATCGTCGGAGCCTTCTGGCTCTTCAGATGGTTCCTGTAACTGATCCTCTAATTTTGATATTTCAGCATCCAAATCTTCATCGCTCATCTGTTCAGTCTCGGGGGTCTCTCCCTCAACTACTGGTTCCTCGGGCGGAAGCATAGTTTCTTCAGCCGCTGGCACATCCTCTGCCTCCTCGAGTTCGACCTTATAAGTCGTCTCGATCCATTCCTTGGTTGGGCGATAACCAACTTGAGAGATTAAAGTAGCGACATCACTCATCGAGAGCTTACTGCCTTCCTCAACTCGGAAATCGCGCTTCACTCGCGGAGCGACAACATTCGTTCCAAAATTTAGGTCGACGATCCAGCGTACGAGGGTCTCATTAAGAGTCTCACAGAGAAGCTCTGCGAGTTCCTTTGCTCGGACTTCACGAACTTGGAGTGCCACTTCTGACGAGGCTCGTGATCCCGCATCCACATTTCCAGTCTCGTCCTCTCCGGAGACCAGCATGTTGATCTCTTTGATGAGAGAATCACGAAGTTGTGTAAAAGTGTCAGGAGAGCCTTGGGGATTGATAAACTCAATGTCATATCCCTCAGGAAGAACAAGGGCTGTTTCTTGAGAAAGATTGACGAGATGATTGTAAAGAGTATCAATCTCTTGAGTTGTAGCGGCAAGCGGGGCTTTAGCGACCGCCGTGGGATTGGCGTACCGGTCACTGTAGAGAAGTTGTGACTCAAGAGCCCGCCGCTTAAACTTAACGATTGGATAGAGAGTACGTCCGAGACCGCAGCCGTACGGGTCACCGTTGGCTTGTGTCCAATAGCGAAAAACAATAAACTTACGCGCGGGAAGGTCTTCACCAACCAGCGTATTGGCATAGGTCACCATCTTCATGGAGAATCCCATGTCCGCCTTCTCATCCACTGCGAAGAGAAAACGTCGCGGATCTCGCGGGCGAACATCATACGCTTTGACCCCCGACGGAACACGGCGCCACATAACCTCACCGACGGAGAATCCAACAATATATGCCTCGAGCATCGCTCTGAAGATCTCGTCCATCGGGAGATCTTTAAGTTGCTCCTCCACAAATTCTTTGATCGCGAGATCACCAGGCAGATCCGAAGCGGGCTCAACTACGAGATCACGCGACGTGATCTCTTGCACCACTTTCATCCATGCGGCTTGGACGTTCGGGTCGAAAAGAAGACGCTGATAGACGATGAGAGCGGCAACACCGCCCTTCTGAATCAGCAGATCGTCATTTGGACGGACGACCAGATTATTCGGAGACTGGTCGTTGAAGAGACCGGGATAGTACCCGTAGATTGTCTGTCTAGCGTACGGGTTTGTCGCGTACTGAGCGATGTCACCCTTTGGAATTGGCGGAATGTCGAATCTTTTTGCCATCTCAAACCACAAGGGAGAGTGTCAGTGGGGGCTGCGGAACTCCGCGAACCGTGTACAGGACGTTCACCGTGTATGCGCCCCCGTCGCCGTTATCCCAATTGCCTGCCACCGAAAGATCCTCAATTCCAGACACTTGGTTGATTATAGCCTCATAGATCTTGGCGTCAATCTCTGTTGGCTGAGCAGTCTCAAAGATATAGTCTGGAAGACCGTAATCCGCGCGCATTATCCGTTCAAATGGGCGAGTCTCAAGCACGGAAATAATTTGTTGCTCAATAATCGAATCATCCTCAACGAGTTGTAAACCGCCATTGCTAACTTGCAAGGGATAACTTAGGCCCCTGATGCTTGTCATCTAGCGACGTACCTCTTTACAATCTCGGAGTTAATCCGTTTCACCATATTCTCCCAATTCTTGGGTCGCTCGATCCCGAGCCGTGTAGTTTCAGACCTTAAGTGGTCAAGCGGCCAGTTCTTATAGATTTCTGGATCAATTTCAACGGAGGTTTTAGGTTGAACCTCCAACCCTCTCTTAATTAGGACCGAGCAGAATGCCCCGAGTGGAGTATTCTGCTCAGCCGCCATTTGTTTGAGAAGAGAGTGGAGACTTTCCTCGACATCGAATGCCAGGCGTTTTTTAGCCATGTGCAGATCTCCGTCTTATACCGCTTAGGCGTTCAGACCTGATTGCTCGAGAGCTGTCGGAATACCACCGATCCCAACCCGGAGCAGATCCACTTCGATTCGCTCGAGTGTTGGAACGGGAACCACAAACACCTTCACATTCACAAACCCATTTTCCAAAGCACCGTTTGGATTATTGCGATCATCGCAAACGACTTGATAAGCCTCGGACGGGGTTGAACCGAACAGAGCACCCGGTACGTAGAAAGATTCGTACAGAGTGTTATCAGCGATCGCGCGAATCTGGTTGAATGTTACGGCACGACCGTCAATCACATTGAAGATTTGACCGTCAAATGCTTGGCGCATAGTTCCGTAGATCACGTTCAGAATCACGCGGGTGTTCACGAACTGATAAAGAGCCTGTTCAGCGTTACCGCGGTTGACTCGAGTACGTGAACCCCAGACAAATACGGGACCGAAGGTCTCACCGGTGTCTGGATCGGTGGTGCTATAACCCGGAAGTTGACGCAGTGCGTTGAGTCCTTGGGGATTGCTAACATCCTGTTGAGCGTTGGTGATCGCAATCTGGCAACCACGTGCACCAGCGAGGCTGTACTTCGCTCCAGCAGGAGGAAGACGGAAACCAGCCGCCGAATCACGATAGCGACGAATCGCGAGACCAGCAACAAAGGAACTGGGCTGGATGAAGATCCCTACATCATTCCGAATGTAGGGGGCGTAGTAGGCGAGGAATCCTTGAGTAGTGCTGTAGGAGAGACACTCCTGAAGCAGTCGGGCATGATTATCCATACCTTGCTCCACCACCCGCACTTGGGGAGTTCCACCGCTATTGACACCTCGCAGGGCCTCGTTGATGAGGTCGCCGGCAGTCACAGCGCTGAAGTTCCACAGATTATTGGGAACATCGGCATCGGGCTCGAGCAGTTCGACTTCCACAAATCCACCGTGAAGAGTGGTATAGCTTTGACCGATCTGCAGCACCGAATGTACGTAAACATCGGTGATAGAGGTATTAGCCTGGGAACCTGTGCTAAGAGGAACACAGTAGAAGTTGTTCTCCCCGGAGAAATCCTGGGCGGCATTCAGCGGACGAGCGTTACTGTCTTCGGTGTATTGGAAGGTATAAGGATTCGAGGTGCTAGTGACCAAGAACTCTACGCCGGCGGCGTTATTGACTCCCACATTCGACAGGGAAACTTGAATTCCAGCGACGGCGTCGGAAGCCGTGAGAGCGAATTGAATCGTATCGGTATCAACAACGATCACGTAGTAGACCGTATTTGTTGTCAATCCTCCCGCGAGAGTAGCCCCTGTAGCTGTATTTACGCTAACAGTATCCCCAGTCAGATAACCGTGGCCTGTAATGGAGATCTCATCAGTCCCAATGGTTAGATCCCCGGAGGCGATTTGCCATACGGGGACTCCCTCGGGAGTTTTGATGTAAGACAGACGGAGGTCAGTCGAGATATCCGTAGTATAAGATACGCCGTAAGGATTGTTAGCGCCGGTCTGAACCACAACGTTAGCTTCGTCTCTTACCGCTTTCACGGCTTGGGTTACGTCAAGTTGGTACTTACGACCGCGAACATAACGTAAAACGCCGGAATCGTTGAATTGACCGCCGTCCACCGCGGTGGAGAGCTTCTTGTAAAAACGTACCGGAGTCGCAGTGGTGATAGCGGATGACGGGAAATCCGCGAAAACATTGGAGGCCAGATCCGAAGATGAACGGGCGAGTCGAATAAAATTACGATCGATCTTTTGAGCGTAATAAACGGTTGTCAGAGCGGCAGTTGTACCGCGGAAGACGGTCTCCGAAGAAGTTACGACACTTGCGTCAAAGTAGATCTTATCGGATGTCTGAACGGGATGCTCGGCCGAGAAAATGAAAGCATCGCCGCCGGTGGTCAGAACGGATTGTGCCGCGCTACCATTAGGGTTCAGAACTGTTGTTGAATTCGTACCAGCGGATGGCAACAGGATTTCAGTACCGGAATTGGCGTTAGCCAGGCTCGCGGCGAGCTGAATGTTGTTCTCGTCTACTTTGATGACGTAGTACGATGTCCCGGAGTTGAGGTTGGTGGGTGCCGTAGCGGCATCGCTGGGAAGCAAGAAGAAGTTGACCACATCGCCGGTGGCGTAGCCGTGACCGATGATAGTGATCGAGTTCAGAGCAGTGTCAATGTCACTGGAACTGATGTACTTCAGTGTAAGACCACCCTTGATGATCGCACTCGAAGGATCGGTCAATTGACGAACAAGACCTTTGAAGTCGTGTTGCGTAGTGGGCGATTGAAGAGTACCGGGCAGGTGCAAAGTGTTAAAGGAAACAACGTCCACACCGCCGTTTGCCTCCAGCAGGCTGCTGATCTTGCCTTTGATCTCAACATCGAATTCCCACGCTGGAGTCGAGTAAGAAAGGACAAGAAGCCCGCCGCCTTGGGGTGTACCGCCAGTGGCGAAATCCACT